CACCTACTGCCAGCAAAGTTCTGCCAATGGCAACATTTCGATCAATTTTGGCACTGACAACCCGGTTTATGCTGGCTCGATTGGCCTTATGCCTTTTGTTGCTGGTGGCGGCAGTGCAACTTGGACCCTGACGCTCGAATATTCGACCGACAACGTCACTTGGAACACCCTGACGAGCCTCGGAGCCGTGGTTGTGACCGACAAACAGTGGATCTGGACCGACATTGACCCCGGTCAGAGCGTCCAATACTACCGAGTGCGTGTTTCTGGTGGTGCAACGCTGGCTTTGCGTGAGTTTTACGTGGGAAACAACTCCCGCGAGATCACAATGAGCCGCCTAAACCGCGACGACTACACGAACCTGCCCAACAAGAACTTCACGGCCAACCAGCCGTACCAATATTGGTTCAATCGCACGGTTCCGAACCCTGAAATCTACCTCTGGCCCACTCCGAGCGACCCATTCGTCCAAATGACGATCTGGTACAGCAAGCAAGTGATGGATGTGGGCGATCTGACGGACGAATTGCAGATCCCACAGCGCTGGTATCTGGCCGTGGTCAACATGCTGGCCCACCAGATGGCCTTGGAGCTTCCGCAGGTTGATATGGCCCGGATTCAGTACCTTGAGGCGCAGGCTGAGAAGACCTTGGCCTTGGCTGAGGCCGAAGAGCGCGACCGCAGCCCAATTTACTTCAGCCCAAACATAGCGCCGTACACACGATGAGCACGCAGGTTTATTGGATTCGCGCACCACACCACTCTGACATGATGTCTGAGGGGTATGTTGGCGTGTCCAAAAACGCACAAAAGCGCTGGATGTATGGTCACAATTGGGCGCACCGCAGGAATCGTCATGACAACCCACGGCTTGCAAATGCCATCACCAAATACGGTTGGGACAATTTGATCAAGACCGTTCTTGTTGTTGCTGACGAAGATTACTGCTATGACCTTGAGCGCAAGCTGCGTCCGGTAGACAGTGTTGGCTGGAATTTGGTTATGGGTGGCGGGAAGCCGCCTGTATCCAAGTTTCGAGGCGAAGACTATGTCAGTCCCTTAAAAGGCGTGCCTCGTCCAACACCGTGGCTTGTCGGCTCAACTCCATCCAACAAGGGTGTGCCAGCCTCGGAAGAGACTCGCGCAAAGCTGTCGGCTGCAAAAAAAGGCCGCAAGCAAACTCCCGAGCAAATTGCCAAGCGAGTTGCGGCACGGCGTGCGACGCTTGAGGCGCAAGGGAGGACTGTGTAATGGGCATGTTCCTTGACACCATAGGCAATCAGTCTCTAGCAATTTTCATCTGCGACAGATGCAGGATGAAGCGTGCCATGGACGAGCAGATGTCTGACCCGAACTTCCCGGGCCTGAAGGTTTGCCAGCAGGGCTGCGCCGATCAGATCGACCCGTATCGCCTGCCCGCACGCAAGACGGAGCGGATCAACCTCAGATTTCCTCGCCCGGATGTGTCGGTGGCCGTAGACCCGAACAACCTTGTGACGGACAATCAGGGCGACTACATCATCTCGACCGAGGGTAATACCCAGACGCCCGAGAACAATGGCAACCTTGACGGAATATCGGTGACACCATAATGGCAAATCAAACCATCACTCAACTGCCAGACGCAGGCCCCATTACCGGCACGGAGCTTGTCCCCATCGTTCAAAACGGCGGGACGTACAAGACCACCACTGCGGCCATCTCGGCAAGCCCATCGCAGACCCAGACGTTCCTGACCCAGAATCAGGAATTGACGCTGCCAAACAGCCGCTATCTGTCCACAGGGACAGGCTTGGGCCTGACTGACGGCGGAGCCACATCGTTCTACCGGATCTCGCTCAACGGGGCCTCTGGAAGCCTTGAGGCGGCTGGCGCAGGCATCATCGTCAAGAACAGCTCGACCACGGTTGTTGCCCGCACTCTGGCGACGTCTGGCGCTGGCATCAGTGTGTCCAACGGCGACGGCACTGGCGCGAACCCCACGTTCCAGTTGACCGGCCTTGCAGCGGCGATTGCCAACATGGGTGGCACGGGCATGCTTGCCGTTGTGGGTGGAACATCCATTGCTGGCCGTCAAATTGTCGGCACCTCAGGCCAGATCTCCGTGACCGACGGCAACGGAAGTGGCAACCCCACAATCGCCATCGTCGACAACGTGGTGCTCCCCGGCACTGGCGCGGTGACCCTGCCTGTCGGCACCAACGCCCAGCAGCCAATTGGCGCTGAAGGCCAGCTTCGCTTCAACAGCGACACCCAGACATTTGACGGGTACGCCTCTGGCGCTTGGAGCCAGTTCTCCTTGGTTGGTGGCGTGACCTCTTTTGCCGGTGGTGGAACCGGCCTGACTCCCGCTACGGCCACCGGAGGTGCGATCACCTTGGGCGGAACGCTGAACGTCTCGAACGGCGGAACTGGCGCAAGCTCCCTGACTGGCTACGTCAAGGGCAATGGCACATCCCCCATGACGGCCAGCTCGACCGTCCCGACCACCGACCTGTCCGGCACCGTGAGCAATGCTCAGTTGGCAAACAGCTCGGTCACCATCAACGGGACTTCAGTTGCGCTGGGTGCATCGACAACGATCACTGCAGCGGCTCCCAATGCGCTGACCATCGACGGCGGCTTGAGTGGCACCAGCTACAACGGCTCTACGGCTGTCACGATTGGCATCTCAGACACAGGGGTCACCGCTGGATCTTTTGGTGGTGCCAGCAAAACCCTGAGCGCGACAGTCAACTCAAGAGGCCAGCTCACTGCGCTGTCTGAGGCCAACATTGCGATTGCCAACACCCAAGTCTCCGGCTTGGGCACCATGTCCACGCAGAACGCCAATAACGTGGCCGTGACTGGTGGCTCGATCAACGGCACAGCCATCGGCGCATCAACTGCCGCAGCGGGTACGTTCACCTCGGTAACGACCACCACCGGCACGATCAGCTCCGCGCCAACAAACCCAAACGACATCGTCAACAAGACATACGTTGACACCATCGCGGCCTCGGGCATTACGTACCACGAGCCTGTGAAATACGAGGTCCCAATCGCATTGACGGCGACGTACAACAACGGCGCAGCCGGTGTGGGTGCAACGCTGACCAACGCAGGGACATTGGTTGCATTCACTCCTGATGGCGTCATTGCGTCGCCGGGTGACCGAATCTTGATTTACAACCAAGCGAACGCAGCTCAAAACGGCGTGTACACCGTCACCACGGTGGGTAGCGGCTCTGTTGCTTGGGTGCTTACCCGGGCAACCGATGCGGACACTTATGGCCTGAAAGACCCCAATGCGATTGGCGAGGGCGATGCGTTCTTTGTGTCGTCAGGCAACACTGGCGCTGGCGAGACTTACGTGTGCAACACCTCTGGCGTGATCACATTCGGCACAACGCCAATCACGTTTGCGCAGGTCTCTTCTGCGCAGATTTACAGCGCCGGGACCGGATTGTCGCTCTCGGGAACTCAGTTCAGCATCGCCAACACTGGCGTGACCGCAGCCAGCTACGGCACAGCGTCGAGCACCCCAACCCTTGCGATCAACGCGCAGGGTCAGGTGACCAGCGCCATCAACACGGCGATTGCGATCAACGCAAACCAGATCACATCTGGCGCGGTGACCAACGCGCAACTGCAAAACAGCGCCGTCACCGTCAACGGCTCTTCAGTCTCTTTGGGTGGATCTACAACCATCACGGCAGCCAGCCCGAATGCCCTGACCATTGGCACAGGGTTGATTGGCACCAGCTATGACGGCTCTGCTGCGGTGACGGTGGCCTTGGCTACCTCCGGCGTCTCTGCTGCGACCTACGGCTCCGCATCGCAGGTTCCCGTGTTTGCTGTCGACGCCTACGGTCGCGTGACTTCGGTCACCGACACCCCGATTGCCATCGCTGCTGGAGCTGTATCAGGCCTTGCAGCATCTGCGACGACCGACACAACCAACGCAGCCAACATCACCTCTGGCACGCTGGATTCTGGCCGCATCAGCGGCTCCTACACCGGCATCACCGCCGTGGGCACCTTGACTTCTGGAGCGTGGAACGCAACAGCCATTGGCGTGGGCTACGGCGGCACTGGCCTGACTGCAACGCCCTCAAACGGCCAGCTTGCAATCGGAAACGGCACAGGCTACTCGCTGGCTACCTTGACCGCAGGCACCAACGTCTCGATCACAAACAGCTCTGGCGGCATCACCATCAACGCCACCCCCGCTGCTGGCGGCACGGTGACCAGTGTCAGCGGATCTGGCGGAACGACAGGCTTGACCCTGAACGGTGGCCCGATCACCGTGTCCGGCACCCTGACCCTCGGCGGCACTCTTGTCCCAGCCAACGGCGGCACAGGCGCAACAACCCTGACCGGCTACGTGTACGGCAACGGCACGAGCACGATGACAGCCTCGGCAACGATCCCGAACACGGACATCACGGGTCTCGGGACAATGTCGACTCAGGCTGCAGGATCTGTTGCAATCACTGGCGGCACCATCAACGGTGCCACTGTTGGCGCTACAACGGCTGCAACGGTTCGCGGCACCACCATCACCGCAACAACTCAGTTCACCGGCTCTGGCGCTGGCCTGACCAGCATCCCGAACTCGGCCACCACGGCGACAAACGCTAACACGGCCAACGCCATCGTCACGCGAGATGCCTCTGGCAACTTCAGCGCTGGGACGATTTCAGTTACAAGACTTACCGCCACCCCAAACACATCCGGCGTCAGTACTGGAATTACTGCGGCCAACGGAGATATGACTGCGTATCGAAGCGGCGGCACAACTGGAGTCATCTACCTAAGCAGTTCCGGCACAAACTATTTGTATTGGGATGCCACCAACTACAACTTAAACGGCGGAAACTTGGTTGTTACGGGCAACGTCACAGCCTATTCAGATGAGCGCCTGAAAAAAGATTGGGCCAAGTTACCGGATGATTTCCTTCTGCAGTTGGCAAAGATCAAGCACGGCACATACACCCGGATTGATTCCGGCGACCGGCAGGCCGGTGTATCTGCCCAGCAAATGCAGGCGTTTTTGCCAGAGGTAGTGCAGACTGATGAAAAAGGAAATCTAACCCTCGCATACGGAAACGCAGCTCTGGTTGCTGCTGTAAAGTTGGCGGAACGTGTTGTTGCGCTCGAAGCCCGCATAGCCGCCCTTGAGGCAAAAGGATAATCATGGCACAGACAGGATTCACACCCATCC